ATATGATAGATACAATGATGTTTATCGTTGGGTACCATTAAATGGTGACACTGCAGGTATTACAGCTAGAACAGATTTTGTAGCTGATCCATGGTTTTCTCCTGCTGGCTTCACAAGAGGTCAAGTAAAAAATATAATTAAATTAGCATATTCACCAACAAAAACAGATAGAGATTCATTATATAAAAATGAAGTTAATCCTATAGTAGCATTCCCAGGCGAAGGCACTGTACTGTTTGGTGACAAGACAATGCTTACTAAGCCAAGTGCTTTTGATAGAATTAATGTTCGTAGATTATTCATTGTATTGGAGAAGGCTATAGCTACTGCTGCCAAGTTCCAATTGTTCGAGTTTAATGATGCGTTTACTAGAGCACAATTTAGAAATCTAGTTGAACCATTCTTAAGAGATGTACAGGGTCGCAGAGGGGTTACTGACTTTAGAGTAATCTGTGATGAGACTAATAATACTGCTGCGGTTATTGACAGAAACGAGTTTGTTGCAGATATCTACATCAAACCTGCTAGATCAATTAACTTCATTCAATTGAACTTTATAGCGACACGTTCTGGTATTAGTTTTGAAGAAGTAGGCGCATAAGGGGAATTAAATGGCGATCGCGTTTAATGTAAATCAATTCAAATCTGCTTTAACAAATGGCGGAGCAAGACCGAATCAATTTTCGGTTACTATGACTTTTCCTGCAGGGTTCGTTCCTAACGCATCCTTAGCAGGACAGAAGGTGCCGTTTTTAGTTACACAAGCAGTTTTGCCTGGGCAGACAATAGGTGTAGCGCCTGTTTTCTATAGAGGCAGAGAAGTTAAGTTTGCTGGTGACAGAGTTTTTGCACCAATACAGTTGTTAGTTCTTAATGATTCTGATATGACAATTAGAAGTGCATTAGAGTCATGGATGAATGGTATGGATAATTTATTAACTAAGGTTGGTAAATTAAGACCATCTGAATATATGTGTAATATGCAAATTACACAATTGGATAGAAATGGCAATGAATTAAAAGTGTATAATCTTAGAGATGTATTTCCATCAGACATTGGCGATGTACAGTTAGACTTTTCTTTAAATGATACTATTTCTAGCTTTGGTGCTACATTCCAGTATCAGACATTTACAGTAAGTCCAACACCTTCAGCACAAATTGTGAATGCTGCAGCAAATTTTGCAGACATTCAAGTTTAAATTATAAAGTAAAATATTATGGCTATATCATTATTTGGATACACTATTAGTAAGGAAGAGGAGCCGATCAAAGTCTCTAGAGCACAAGACTTTGCCACTCCTGTTCCTGATGATGGTGTATCTACAGTAGAAGGCGGTGGTTATTTTGGCACGTATGTTGAATTAGATGCTACAGCAAAATCTGAATCTGAACTAATAAACAGATACAGAGAGGCAGCAATGTATGTAGATGTTTCATCTGCTATTGATGAGATCACCACGGAAGCTATTGCTGCATTAGACGACGAAAAACCTGTTAGTATTATATTAGACGATTTAGATGTCCCTGATAATATTAAGAATACTATACAAAAAGAATTCGACGAAGTTATTAAACTTTTAGATAATAAAGCATATGATATTTTTAGACGTTGGTATGTTGATGGTAGATTGTATTATCAAAAGGTAGTTGACTTAACTAATCCTAAAAAGGGTATTACCGAATTAAGGCAAATAGACCCTAGAAAAATTAAGAAGGTTAGAAACGTTAAGAAAACTAAGGATTCTAAAACAGGTATAGAAACTATTACGTCTATTGATGAGTTCTTTGTATATAATGATAAAGGGTTGACATATAACGCAAATTTTTCTACTACTATTAACAATGGCAGTATAAAGATTGCACCAGATACTATTACATTTGTACCTTCTGGTATAAATGATTTAGATAAAAATATTATTTTAAGTTATTTACATAAAGCTATAAAGCCTGTAAACCAACTTAAAATGATGGAAGATGCACTAGTAATTTACAGATTGGCACGTGCCCCTGAAAGAAGAATATTTTATATTGATGTTGGTAACTTGCCTAAAATTAAAGCTGAACAATATCTTAAAGATATTATGGCTAGGTATCGTAATAAGATTGTATATGATTCTCAGACAGGTGAGATTAGAGACGATCGTAAAATGATGTCTATGCTTGAGGATTTTTGGCTCCCTCGTAGAGAGGGGGGAAGAGGTACTGAAATTACCACTTTACCTGGAGGCGAAAATCTAGGACAAATTGAAGATATTAACTATTTTCAAAAGAAATTATATCAAGCATTGAATGTTCCACTATCAAGACTTGAACAGCAGTCTGGATTTAATTTTGGCAGAGCTGCTGAGATTAGTAGAGACGAAATAAAATTTGCTAAGTTTGTGGACAGACTTCGCAAAAAATTTAGTACTTTGTTTGATGATTTATTAAGACACAACCTTATTCTTAAGGGAGTTATTACTGCAGATGATTGGCCTAATATTTCTTCAGCAATAAAGTATAAGTTTACTCAGGATCAGTATTATTCGGAAATGAAAGATGCTGAGAATATTAGAAATAGAGTAGAAGTTTTAACTACAATGGCTCCATTTGTAGGTACGTTCTTTAGTAAAAAATATGTGTTGAAGAAAGTATTAAGATTAACCGATGATGAAATAGAAGAGATGGAAAAGGATTTAGAAACAGATCCACCGCCTCCTATGCCACAAATAAATAATGCTAGTCCACAGTAAGGAGATAGTATGGATACCTCAGTTGTAATTAAATCTATGGTTGATGATATTTTATCTGATAAAAGTTCTGAGGCCGTTGACAAGTTTAACGAATTGATGAAGTTCAAAGTATCTTCAGCAATTGACGATAGAAAAGTAGAGATAGCTAAAAACCTATACAATCAAGAACCAGAAGAAAATAGCTCTTCGGAAGTAAATGAAGTTAGCCCTCCTGGGTTTGAAGGTACAGTCAAAGCTATGAAAAAAGATAAGAACATAGACAACCCCTATGCTTTAGCATGGTATATGAAGAATAAAGGTTATAAAAGCCATAAAAAAGCTGATGGCACAAATAAGGAATAACAAATGCCAGTAACTAAAACAGTACTTAAAAAGACGCCACAGACAGCAGTAGTAAAATTAGTTGGTGCTGGTACTGCCACTATTGATTTGGATGGTGATTTAAAAACTGCTGATGAAATATTCCTAGGATATGCTAATGCTAATGTAAATATATCAGGAATGGTATGGTCTTTAGGTGGATCAGATTCTATTACAATAGCAAGAAATAGTACTACTACCTTAGTAGTATATGGAAATGACAATTGGACATTTAATCAACAGTATGGATTTACTGATACATCTAATAATACTGCAAATCTAGCATTTACATTTTCGGGATCAGGTGGTACAGCAATAATCACTTTATCCAAAACTCAAGGCTATACATTGCCTAATCAACAAGTTCTTTATAGCAAGTACGACTAAAATGAAACTTATAACAGAATTAACACAAGACGTTCAATATATTACTGAAGAATCAAACGGTAAGCGTAGTGTCTTTATTGAAGGCATTTTTATGCAATCAAATAAAGAAAATAAAAATGGACGCATTTACCCTAAATCGGTAATGGAAAAAGAGATTGGGAGATACCAAGCTCTTATAGAACAAAAAAGATCATTAGGTGAATTAGGACATCCTCCTAACCCACAAATTAATCTTAATCAAGTTTCACACTTAATTACTAATCTTCGTTTTGAAGATGATAATGTAGTTGGTCGTGCTAAAGTGTTAGATACACCAATGGGTAAAATTGCTAAAAATTTTATTGAAGAGGGTGTAATGTTGGGTGTATCCTCAAGAGGGTTAGGATCACTAAAAGAAAAGAATGGTATAATGGAAGTCCAAGATGACTTTCATTTAGCTACAGTAGACATAGTAGCTGACCCATCTGCGCCAGAGGCCTTTGTACAGGGCATTATGGAAAATGTAGATTGGATTTGCGAAAACGGTGTTTGGAAAGCTAGACAAGTAGAACAGGCCCAGAAGCAAATCAAAGAGGCTAAGTCAAAAGATTTAGATAAAGTTAAAATCCAGATCTTTGAACAATTTATGGCTAGTTTGTCTAGAAAACCATAATTATAAATAATTGAATAATTCCATTAGGAGACAATAATGT